AAAAAAACCCAATGCTAGTCTGTAGCAAAAGGGACTTTCTCACCGTCCACCTTCCATTTGATCTTCATAGTTTTGTCCATTTGACTGTTTGAAAAACATTGTGCACACATCCTATTATTCCTATCGTCCATATGCCACATTTCGTTGGAAACAGTTTTATTCGGGCCTACCCACACTACGCCAGCATAGTCGCAATATTGACAGTGTATGGCCAACGATGTCCATTCTAGTTCGTTCAAGTTGTTGTTTAAAGTTCCATCCGTCTCTTTGATATCGATCTCTGGAATAAAGAGTTTCGACAGAATGGCATTGTTTACAATCGTCTTTTCTCCAATCTCCTTGATCTTTTCGCTGATCTGGCTTTTTGTCCTTTTCAAGGCAGTTTTCATCGGGATCTATCCAAAAAAAAAGAATCGTATTTTAGATTCCAAATAAATTCTGACATGCATGTCTATTTTTCTTTTTTTGCGCTTTTCTTTATTTATTCATTTTATTATTTACTATTTGAACAAATTTGGGCATTCCTTTACATTAATTAAGAAAATCTTTTTCTCTCTCTTTAACAAAAAAAAATGTCTGCACAAGAAAGCATTGCAACAACACAGGAAGGTCTTGTACCCGAACTTTTCGTCTGCGGCAAAAACAAAAATTGCGAGAGAATTAACCCAGAGACGAATGGACCTTGGTCTGTTCCTTCTTTCAAATACCGCTTTGGTCACGTCGAAATGAAATTGAAGGGGATGGCGACATTCATCGATCATCCTGGAATGGATTCTCCAGAATGGAATTTTATTCTGACGCCTACATCGTCATTTTCTTTCAATTCGTTGGGCATTTCTCTTTCGCAACTCGACATTGGTAGACTCTTCTTCATTCTCTTCTTTTTTCTTTTTTTTCAAAAATAATAGTGACAAATAAAAAGGCACTCCAAAGAGACAGCTTCCTCTTCTATCCAAAGCAACGGTTGGGCAAATCTCTTTGGACTGGCAGATCCAAATGAAACAAAAATACAGTTGCACTCTCAGAGACACGCAAGATAATCTTGTAGGAGTAAACACAGTGGAGGAGGGAGTTGACAAGGAAAGATGGTCTCTCAACAGCAAATACTGCAATGCGAAAGGTTATGACCTGACCAAAAGAAAGGACGTCGAGTACAACACGTGGTTGGAGTTTACTCGAGAGGATGGACTGTATCCTATGCAAATCAAGGTCTCCAAGGATGCAGATGGACAATTCTATGGAGTTGCAGTGCGCTTTTCAAAGGGACTTTCATTCCCCACCTCCGTCGTAACTGTGATCAAAGATTACCTCGTTGCATGTGGTCAAAACTGTGGAAAGAGACAGACGGTACACATTCTTTTTTTTTTTCCTTTTTTTTCTTTCTTTTTCGCTCACTCACAAAAAAAAACGATAGGAGAACAGGATTGCATCTCTCAAGGTACAAAAGAGGAAGTGCATAGAAGAGCTCGAAAAAGAAGAGAAACATCTAAAGACCACGATGGAACTCCTCTCAAAGAGGAGAAAAATCACTCAACACAATTTTTATTGAAAATATTCCTAATTTGTTAAACGTGTTTTATTTTCCTAATTTGTTAAATCAATAAAAAGTACAT